CCTGCAATAGTGATCGTATTGCCTGTCTCATCACTAATTGTGACGCCAGAATTCTGGATAATTTTTCCTGTAGTCTGATCGAATCGAGCAATAGCATTATCAGTAGCAGAAGCTGGACCGTCGACGTCGCCGCCGCCTGCGCCCGCCACGAGTGATGTGAGTGTTACGCCGCCTGAATTGCCGCTGTCAAAAAATGTAAGACCAGATGTGCCAGAGATGATCTTTGCAGCACCTCCTAAAAACTGGATCTCATTGGACGTAATTGTGATAGAACCTGTGCCTACTGTGAGTGATCCGCTAACTACAGCGTCACCACCAAAGACAGAGACTGTTCTCTCTGCAATCGATCCTTTTCCACCGCGCGATCCTGAGACGAAAAATACTACGTCAGCACCGACGCTATTTAATGTTGGGAAAAGAGAATCAGGCCTGTTGGCAATAACAACAGACCCGCTAACGCCTATGGTTGAATTGTATGAGCTTGAACCTGATATATTACCAACTAATGCCATTGATGCCTCCAACGATTAAATATCTTAGTCGATAGGATCAAGCATCATCTTGTATTTTTTACCTGTTAAATTATTGACAACACAAAGGTAATTTTCTTCTTCTACGATTGTCCAATTTCCTCGATCATTTCTAAGATGCAAGTCTCCTGTGTAGATATTTGCAAATCTCTTTGCAGAGCTTCCAAGGCTAACAGATCTATCTATGTCAGGTATGATGTCTGTCTTTAGTGATGCATTAACATAAAGATAATCATTTCCAATTGCGTCACCAATGTATGTTGTTCCACTAACTTCAAATTGAGTTGAGACGCTTAATTTTGGAGTAGTAAGTATGTCAAGTGAGTTATCATAAGAAAAATTAGGGTCAGAATCAAAATTTCCTGATCCATCATTAAATTGAACACTTCCTGCAGTTCCTGCCGCTGTCCCTGCTGCTGTTGATGAGATAACAACTTGTCCATTTGACGCAGACGTTATTGTGACGTTAGAACCAGCAACAAGGTAAGAGGATCCGTCTGCGAGGCGCGTCAGCGATCCTGAGAGACCTTTTTCGGCAACTATTGAACCCGATGCTACTACATCACCGCCAAATAATGCAATGCCATAAGATCCACCAATTTTCTTAGATGCAATTGTTCCGCTAACAAACAAAAATGCATCAGTACCTACAGTTGTGACTAATCCTGGTGCAAAAGATCCTGCATAATCAGTAGCAGATTGCGAAGGATAGATGATGATGTTGGCTTTTTGAACAGGCCCAGCACTATCTGCAATGATCTGTGTGGTTCTGATTCTGTCTGTTCTAAAATCTCTTGTCATCTCTCATACTCCTTACACAGCAGCTACGTGGATGTGAACTTGTCCCGTGAAGGGTGCAGATGATGTAATGGTGGCAGTTGTCGTAGTTATTGCAGTAATTGTAATTGACACGTTGGTATTGTTTGACGACGTGTTATCAACTGTAGAGATGACGACTGATGGGACAGCAGAATAAGTTGACGTGAACGTGTATGTCTCACTGCCTGAATCAGTAAATGTCACTTTTCCTGCCTCCACTGTCGCATCTCCTTGTATGTTGTCATATTCGTAAACGTAACGCGGGGCTGCTCTCACATAAGGATACACTTTTCTGTATCGATTGAGATCTTTAATTCTGTATGTTGCCACTGCACACCGCCATCACAGATAACTATCTCTTACAGCACTTGCGATGCCAAAGTAGCTAACTCTGATCTCTCGCCTTTCATCAGCGTAATGTGGGCGGTGATGTCATAATTTTTGAATTTCTCAACAATAACTGTTAAACCATTCGATAAGCTGTCAAGATATGGTGTGTCAATTTGATCGGTGTCACCAAGAAGAACAATCTTTGACCCTTCGCCAATCCGTGTGATAATGGTCTTGAGCTCGTGAATTGTTGAGTTCTGTGCTTCGTCAACAATGAGATATGTGTTGTTAAAAGTTCTGCCGCGTATGAAAGCAAGCGGCGAGACCTCGATCTGGCCTTTCTGACGCATCATCTCAAAATAAGTCGAATCTTTGAACGCGACTCTAAAATTATCAAGAATAGGCGAAAGCCACGGGCTCATCTTGTCATCAATGTCACCTGGCAAAAATCCTATTTCCTTACCGACAGTTTGAAGCGATCTTGTAATGACAATACGATCGTATTTCTTCTCTTGTAGACCCGACATTCCTGCCATCAGAGTGAGAAATGTCTTTCCCGATCCGGCAAGTCCTGTCATTGAAACCAGCTTGATGTCATCACGCGTCAATGCATCTATCGCAAACTTTTGCTCTTTGTTTCTTGGATTAATTCCAATTGTCTTACTAAGATTATTGATCAGCGGTACAATTTGTCCTTTTCTGTGCACACCGATCAATGACTGGTTCCCATACTTGACTGTCACATATTGATTGCTATGCAACTCATATTCTTCAAAATGCTCTACAGAGATTTCATTATCATCATAAAACTGATTGATGACTGCGGGTGATATAGCTTCAACTTCAATCTGGCCAGAATAGATCTCGCTCTTGTCATGGACAATTCGATCTTTGTAGTAATCTTCTGAGTAGATACCAAGTGAATCGCATTTTACTCTAAAGTTAATGTCCTTGGTGACCATGACGACAGGTTGTGTGCCAGCTCTCTTGAGTGCAAGTGCTGTCGCAATAATCCTATTATCACCTGTATTCCCGTCAAGGCTATCAGGAATTGGGTGAATGTCGATGTCGACTCGAATGGTTTGATCATGCTGGATAGAAACACCATCATGCAAAGATCCTGATGCTCTTAGGTCGTCAAGATAGCGATTGACATATCTTGCATATTCACCTAGAAGCCCTGGCTTGTCTTTAAATCTATCAAGCTCATCAAGTACTATTAATGGAATAACAACGTCATTGCCTGGAAATGAGTGGATAGAGCACTTATCATACAAGAGAACCGATGTATCAACTATGAAAGTCTTCCTACCCGTGCTTGATTTTGACATTATTCCTCTCTATAGTAAAAGAACTGCGTTTTTGATACTATTATATGGTGAGGCAACAAAAAACTATGAAATGTTTTGATTTGCACGATGAGTGCAAAAAAAATTGTAGCAATAAAACATGCAAGATGTGGATTTCTTCTGGAGAGAATCAAAATTGCACTTTAATTGCTGCTAAAAAAGGTCCCATGTCACTTCAGCAAATTGGCGATATTCTAGGTGTAACTAGGATGAGAATTTGCCAGATAGAAAAGAAGGTTATTGAAAAATTATCCAATTACATTTATTGAAATAATCAATAATCTTAAAGAATCAACCCGCCGTGAGGCGGGTTGAAACATATCTGATCAAATTAGATCACTCAGCGCCGTCGACTGTCTCATCAGGCTGCTCAAGTGAAGCGCGAATAAGAGATGCTGCGCTGTTCTTGACAAGACGAAGGCCTTTGCGTGCTCTTACGCCTGCAGACTTGTTGCCACGAAGGCTCTTCTTGACATCGACCTCGAGGCTCTCAACTAGGACCTTAAGCTGGTCCCACTGCTCACTAAAATTTGCCATTTTTCCCTCTCACTGTAATAATGTGGTATTTTCTTGCTTCTCTTCAAAGACGTCGCCGCGATAACCTTTGATAACCTCAGCAAAATCTGTGATCAAATCTCTATCTTCAAGCTCAAGAGATAGTAAATGAATTATTTGCACTCTTTCAAAGTCGTTAACGCCAAAATTATTGACTTCAGAAACAATCTCTCGACATTTCTGCAACGATTTTGCTTTCTTCTCTGAATCAGTTTGACCTACTTTCATTTTTTATCTCCAAATCATCATTTCTAGTAACGGTCTTGATTTTCACCTTGCCTTTTTCATCCACTGAGAGCATCTTGACTTGTGTCATGCCTCCCACGACTTCTTTTGCAATAGGTACTTCAAATCCGCCTAAAGAATTCTCTAAGAGAAATGCAACATTTTCCCATGTTGCCATGTCAGAATTTGCTTTCTCAAGAAAAGATGCAATTTGGTCGGGTAGGGACTCACGAACTTCATCTAATCTTGTTACGGCATTAGAAAACTCTAATCCTGCAACAATTTCTGACTTACAAATATCAGTTATTTTATGCACAATTGAGCAATTATTACATTGAACAAACTTAGGCTCAACAGCATCATCATCAACTACTGAAAAGACTACAAATTTGTGAAAAATTGGATTTTCCATCTTGCGATACTGTGGAAGTACGCAGTGGCATTCTATCAAGTGTTTTACGCCTTCGACTGGCATATTCACGCCTTCAGTGTCTGCTTCGTTTTCTCAATTTGGTTATAAGCCTTTGATACGGCTTGCTCAATGGACGACGATGCTATGCTAATTACTTTTCTAGCCTCAGCATCGTCAAGCTTGATAATACCTTTCTGCTTTGCTTCGGCAATGTTTATCGTAACGACGTCTCTAATGAAAGACGAAAGTGTTACGACGAGGTTGTTGATCTCTTTGTCTGGATTAGACATTTCTTCTCCTGATTAAACATTAACACGGGCGTCAAAAAGTAAACGGTTATGTCATTAAAATTAGTCCGCTATCATTTAAAACTTTAATAAATGACAAATATGTCTCAATTCCGACGCGTATGCTGTTTGTTGAGCAAAGATCCCGATCGTGTGTGATAAAGGGCATATATTTTTTCACACTTACTAGCCCAGTTGAGATAGCATCTCTCGTCTCTCGTAGAATCTTATCAATCTGTTCAATTGCATTTCTATTCTGCAGAACAGTATCGTCTCCAATCTTGATCATTAGACGATTACTTGACAAAGATTTTATTCTTTTTCTGATTAAGTCTGTGATGTCGTCATCATTAATCTCATTCATTTTCTTCATCAAGAGTTCTCTTTGATTTCTTAATGCTTCATCTTTGCCATTTTCTATGATGATGCAATCTTTCTTGACTTCTACCTTGTTGACTCTTTTTGCCTTTTTGTAGATAGATGCAGTGACAATATCACCCAGCTCAGGACAAACAACGTTGGCATCTGTTAACAATTTTAGATCTTCAAATATGTGAGCAGTCTTTTCGCTGTATGGTGCCGTGCAAAGAATGACATCAGTCGTCTGTCTCATGAAGTTAGTGACGCAAGTGTTCTTAACTTCGTCTGTTGCTTCTCGACAAATAATAATATACGGGACATTATCTTTGTTGGACATCATTAAAATATGCTCAACATGTATGGATTTCTCTATGACGCCATCAACTAAAATGACATTTACGTCAGTTTTTTTCCAATTTTTTGAACCAGCGTATGCGGGATCTATTTTAATATCACCAAAGATGCAACCCGTCACCAGCGACATTGTTGTTTTTAGATCATATCCACGTGTCACTTCAATTTGGTCATCACGATGCGCGCTGTCTAGCGCATTTATAACAATTTTTGTGATATTATAATCACATTTTTGAGAAATAAGCTGAATAATGTCAGCTTTTTGAGGTTTTATCTTGGCATGATAATTCAAAGTTAGTAGCAACTTATTCCATTCAACATTTCTAAAATTGCTATTTTTTGGATCTAGATAACTCATCAATAATCGAAGATAAATTTCAGCAGATCCAGCAGCTTTTCCTTCTGCTTCATAGATGTTTCTTGAGATCATAGGCTTGACGATCTTCTCATATGTTTCACTTTTTGTCTTTGTCAAAAAGTATTTCTGTATTAAATCATCAAACTGTTGATCACCGATAGCAAGAGAGCCCGCTTCATGGTTGTGGAATACTTCCATGAGCGAGCTTCTTGTTTCTCTTAGCAGAGTTTCTGTCTGTTTGATTTGCATCTCTGATTGATTATATCAAGAGATGCAAATGTTTATTTCTCATCATCGATCATCAATTGTTTTTCATTTCTCTTTCTAGCCCATGCATCTCTCATTTTTTGCTTTGATTCTTCACTTTGCTTTCTACCTCGCAATTTTTGTGCCCGCTTCTCTTTGACTTCATCTGTTTGTGGTCCTCGTTTCTTACCTGTCAAAGCTTCTGATTGCTTTTTTCTTGTTTCTTCAGAAACAATTCGTCCTTGGCCGGCAATTGAAATTTTCTGTCTAGTTTCTTCAGAAATTGGCTTATTTCTAAGCTTTTCTTTGTGCGCTTCAGAAAGCTTTTTGCCCTTATGTGCGACAGAGAGCCTTCTTTTATGTTCATCAGACTTCGGACCAGAATTTTTGCCTTTCATAGAATTTGACATTTTTTGACGTGTCTCTTCAGAATGAGGCGGTGGCTTCTTTCCTAGATTTGCTTCACGAAGTTTTTGCTTATGTTCTTCGGTAAGCGATTTACCACGGAATGCAGAACCTCTTATGTATTTTTGTTCATCTGTAAGATTTGAATTAGCTATTCTAATTTTTTCAATTACTTCATTAGAAAATTCAAAAAATTCTCCACCAGATGTCATATTGTATCCACGAGTAAAAGCATCAAATCTCTCTATCCAAAGCTTTTCTTTTTCATTTGAAATTTCGTCATCACATTCTTCAATTATTTCAAATGAAAAATTCTCTTTTCCATATTTTCTAATTGCAGCATGAAATTTAAATCCTTTACCTTTTTCTGCATCTAAAAGGTGTCCTTTAACCCTTTGATCAAAGTCTTTAGTTTGACCAACATAACACTTACCATTAACAAGATTTTTTGATAAATAAATGAACCGCATACATTACTATATGCGGTTCAAATAGATTTTAAAGTTAGCTGCTAATAATATTTAGCAACTCACGAATCTCTCCAGAGGTTGTTCGCGGCAAACATAATTGTCTCCTCAGCAGACTCAGATGTGTAACCGTACTCATTAACCATGGTTTCTACCATGTCTGAGTATTTCTTCTGCTGCTCACCATCGCGGGTCTTAGACTTGGTGACAATGCGCGCCATGTCCTTGACTGAGGCGATGAGATAGCTCTCGATGGCTTCCTTGAGTGGCTCGTATGACTTGTAATCAACCTTCTGACCACGACGCATCTTGGTAAACATGTATGCTGTGACGTCTGAACGGAATCCGTCGCGAGCTGAGCCGACGATGCCGATCTGCTCCTCGATTGCCTTCATGAACTTCTCATCTGGCTCACGCTCTTCAGAAGTAACACGATCTTTCATCTTCTGCTTGGTTGTGAAAGCTTCGGCATTATCCATGTAATTGTCAAAGAGTGATTGTGCCTGCTCCTCGTAAGCGGTGACGAAAGCCTTAGCAATCTCACTCTCGAGCATCTTCAAGTATTCCTCACGAATAACTTTCTGGAGGAGCTCAAGATAGGCCTTGCGTTTCTCTTCATCAACAATCTGCTCCTTGACCTGCTTGACAAGAGAATCAATCACGCGCATAGGTGTGATGAAGCTCTTATCGGAATCAGTTAATGCAGAGTCAATAGCTTTGGTGATGAAGCGGGTTGAGATACCGTCCATGCCTTCGTGACGAACCTCTTCGCGGAGGTCCTTGATGTCAACCTTGCGAACCTTGCCTTTCTCAATGACTTCCTCGCCATTGTAGATCTTCATCTTGGTCATGATATCAACTTTCTGCGAAGGCTTGAGGCGACTCATGACTGAGAACATTGCTGCAACTTTGATGGTATGGGGTGCGAGATGTGCCTTAAAGTCAGAACGACGAAGCATCTTCTCGTAGATCTTGATCTCCTGATTGAGCTCGAGGACGTATGGAACCTCGATCTTTACGATACGATCAAGAACTGCCTCGTTGGTGTGCTCGGACTTGAATCGATTCCACTCTGCCTCATTGCAGTGTGAGAGAATGACACCGTCGAAGTAGAGCATTCCGTTCTTACCGGGTGAAGGAACGTTCTTCTCCTGGGTTGCTGTGAGGATCGTGTGAAGGAATTCGATCTCGTTCTTGAAGATCTCAACGAACTCTACAACTCCGCGGTTACCCACGTTGAACGCGCCGTCAAGGTTAAGAACGCGAGGATCCGACTCACTGTACTTGTCGAGCTTTGAGATGTCTTCAGAGCCGATAAGTGCTGAAACGTCCTGACTATTTGCATCCATTGGAGGCACAACAGCGATACCGCGGCGGCCACGCTGGGAGAATCCGCTGCGAACTACTGGAAACTTCTCGTACTCGCCACCAAACTCATTAAGTAATCTGTGACGACATACAGGGCAAAGATCACCCTCAATATGAACGCCCAGGTGCTTCTCAAACTGGTCGCGAAGTGAACGTGGCAGAAGATGAAGCGGCTCTTCGCGAACTGGGCATCCTTCAAGGTGATAAATCGGATCAGCTGCTTTCTCGAGTGACTTCTTAACTGCGTCTGCAAGAGCCGACTTACCGCTACCGACTGGTCCCATGAGAAGGAGGACCTGACGACTCTCTTCGCCCTTTAGAGACGCAGACTTCAGGAATCTCATGATCTTTGCGATAACACGCTCATGCCCATAAAATTCATCTTTGAAGTAGTTATAGGTCTTAAGCTTGTCACCGTCAAATAGTTTGCGACAGCGAGGATCAGAATCCTCCATTGGTGCAACGCCATATGACTCAATTGCGTCTGTGATGCGCTTATGCGCAAGCTTAACGTGCTCAGGACGCTTTTTGATTTCTGCCAGATAGTCGAGAAATGTTCCATTCCATGACTCTTTCTGCCCACTTGCGCGCTGTTTTTGAATGATTTTTAGAAAGTCCATTTTCTCTCCTATCAAGAAATTTCGAAATGCTCGCCTTCGAGCTGGGTGAATAATTTTACTGAGCCCTTCCACATTTTAGCAATGTGTTTGACACAATTTTCTGCATAATTCAACTCAAGGTCCCTACCATCATGCTCGTGCTTTAGTATCAGCGTATCTTTAACAACGTCATCAACATAAATAATAGGAATTCCATTGCCGCCAATCGATTTTAGAAGAGCAGCTCTAATTTCTGGCCACCCTTCTTCGTCAACAACATCATCTACTGACCAGTCAGGATTTTTTCTACCCTTTGGGCTGTATGTGAACATGTTTAGCTCACGTGCTTGATCTTCTTTGAGATGTTCCATGATAAATGATTCATCATTGTGTATCTCACGCGCAAAGAAACATTCTTCAATACCTTTTGTCTCTTCGATACGCTTAAAAATCTCAAAACCAAGATGATATGGATTAATTCTACCACCCCAGGGTCTTAAAACCTGGTTGTGTGATTTCATGAATGGAATATGAAGATTATCAGGAAGCTCAAGTTCATGACAAATTCTATAGTGCCAGAAGCTTGCCCAACCTTCATTCATAATCTTTGTTCTAATTTGTGGCATAAAGTATAGAGATTCTTCATGCACAATATTGATAATATCGCGCTCCCAATTCTCTAACTGCTTACAATTCTCTGTGATGAAAAGCATGACATCAAATTCAGGCTCGAGTGGCAATTTATCAATATTGAAATTCTTATATTTGCCATCTTTATCATTCTTGATGCGTCCAATGTAATCTAGACGAAGATCTTTCTCAGATTTTCTCATTCTTCCACGGCGATCAATTTGATACTGAATGGCATGACAAGAATCAATTAGATCTTCAACTTTATCAATTCCGATAGTAGGATCCTCGATGTATCCTTGAATTCTTTGTCGTGCACTTCTAAAACGACGTGATACATTGATCGCATCTGTATCTCTAAAAGTTCTATTGTTCTTGAAGAAATCTGAGTGGCCAACACAGTGAGCCATAATGAGAACCTGCAGATATAGTGGATTCTCTTTCATTAGATAAGCAATTGATGGGTCTGAGTTTATGATCAGCTCGTATGGCAAACCCTCAAGCCCCATGTTATACATGTTGTGCGTTCTCTCGAATGACTTACCGTATGACCAGTGTGGGAAATGTGATGGCATTCCGTGATATGCCATAGCGCCAATCATCTCATGATAATCAATTGTCTCATACGCAATCTCGTACCAATCGAGCCCGTGTGATTTTGCAATCGACGTTATTCTTGAGTCCCAACTTTGCAAATCTTCAAATGACCAATCAGACATCTGGTAGCCCTCCAAAAAGTCGACGGAATGTAGGCCAAATATCTTGCACATTTCCTAGAAGCGCAAGCTTGAGATTACCACCTTCAATTTTGCTCAAATTATCCCAAAGCTTTGATGTCTTGTCTGACTGCCATTTAGGGCGCTCGTTCTCAATTGCAATCTCTGTATAACAGAGCAATTGACAATATCCTGCAAGCTGACGCATGGCATCAAAAGCTGCGACATTATCTTCTTCCCAGTTATCACCATCTGTGCAGTGGAATGCGTAAATATTCCAAGAAGATGGATGATAACGCTTCTCAATAATGTCCATTGCAAGTTTTGGTGCTGAAGAGATATGTGTTCCACCTGCTGCAACTCGCTTAAAGAAGCGATCTTCATCCACTTCTTCAGCTTCAGTTGTATGTGCAAGGAATACGATCTCAATGTGCTCATACTTGTGTTTTAAGAATTGATACAGCAAAAAGTAAAAAGATCTTGCGATGTATTTGATGTTAGTAGTCATCGATCCACTGACATCCATCATAAAGAAAATAACTGCATCAGTTGCTTCTTTGGGTTTGTCTTTGATGTAGTAGTATCTGAGATCATTATCATGATAAGGGAATACTTCTTCACCTGTCTCAACATCTATTTCAACTGTGCTCATCTTTCTTGATGCAGCAAGCCTTTTAAGACGTTGAATTGCTGTTTTCTTCTTATCAAGACGTGGCCTGATTCCATTTGTTCTTGTGCCGTGCTTTTTAGGCTTTGATTGCAGGAGTTTTTTAAATTTCTTTCTATCAAGATCAGGCAGCTGAAGAGAATCAAACAAATACTCAGCAAGCTCTTCGAGCGAGATCTCAACTTCATACATCTCCTCGCCCTTATCGTTGCCTGCTTTGTTCCCTTGACCTTGCTGTTGTTGCCCTTTTTTGACAACTTGTCCTTTCTGGACATCTTGACCAGGTGCAGATCCTACTTGCTTGTGACCTTCATTATCTCCAAAGATAAATTGCCACTCTTTGATACCGCGAACAGGTATCTTGATCTTCTTCTTGCCATCATGCCCAATAATTGATTCATCAGCAACAACATCAGTGATGCCGTCTCTAATTGCCTTCTCGATCTTCTTCTTATGACGTGATCTATCTGATGCAGATCTGTCAGCTGTCGTCTTGTGCTCTCTGAAGATTGACATGATCTACACTCCTATTAATAAATATCAATAGCACTGTACTAGATGTTCATCCCATTAAATAAAAAGATGCTATGTAAAGAGAACGCTTAGATCGATACTGTTCTTATGCTCTCTGATCTAGAACTAATAGATATAATATAAATAGATTTAGCATGCCTAACAGAAAACTCTACATCTCAAAATCTCTAGAAGATTACTATAATTCTGCTGATAT